CGTTTATTCTCTTCAAATAGGCGCTTTGCAAGGGCTGTAGCCTCTTGGTTTTCACGCAAAACACGCTCTTTTTCGCGTCTTTCGTCGTGTGCAAGCCTCTTTAGAGCGACTAATTTGCCCTTTACCTTGGCTGAGTAGTCCTCTAACTCATCGTTATAGAGGTCTTCTGCTACCTTTTTGGGCAAAGGCTCCCGGTTTTTGTCTGCTTCCGGGGTGTCGTCTTCAATTTCTATCTCGATATCGTCGTTTTCTGGCTCTTTTTCAGCACTAGATTCGATTTCATCGGGGAATTTAAACTCTTCTTTCTCGTATTCAGCCATGTTTAAGCTCCTTATTTACGCTTAATTCCTCTAGGGTCATCCACAACAGCTTCAATGGTGTCGTCGTTAATCAAACGGAAGTCTTTGCCGTGGATTACCAGCCTAGAACCTGCGTTTGGACGTACTAGAACAAAGTCACCCTGCTTGCACCAAGGTCCAGAGGGGAACTTTTTGGGGTCTTTGTATGCATCCGGACCCAAAGCAACCACAAAGAGCACTGTGGTTAGCATTTCTTCTGTGTAAACAGTCTGCGAGGACTTGATAAGTCCATTTTCAAACTCCTCTTCAACCTCTGGGACAGCACAAAGGAGGTGATATCCGGCTGGGCGGGGGAGTTGTTTGGCTTTGTCTTCGGCGTTTTCAGGTACTTCGCCGTTTTCGGTTGCCAATACGAGTTTAGTCATCAGATTCCTCAAGTTTATCAAGTAGGTCTGTTACGTTTAAACGGCAAGTGTGCAGACCTTTAATCACACCAACCATCTCTCTGTACTCTGCGTAGTCTTTGGCAGAGCCGTTGCCGGTTGCCTCACGCATGAGTTCAAGTTTGTCGTCTATCTGTTTAGTAAGAAGACGTAAGTACTTATCAATCATTGTTGACCTTTTCGTAATCTAGCTTGTTCGATTGCGGTTTGAACCCCCAAACGGGTTCTTTCAAGGTCATTGTCATTATCACTTCTGATTCTGGCCTGTTCTGTTTGCGCTTCAATACGCATAGCATCTGTTTGCGCTTGTTGTTGGATTCTCTGTTGTTCAATTTGTAGTTGTTGCCCTCTAATTTGAGCGTCAACTTGGTCTTTTGCTGCTTTGCGTTGAACTTCTTGCCCTTTAATCTGTAGTTCAGCTTGTTGCATTTGAATGAGGGGGTCTTGGGCTTGTTGCTGCGCTTGCTGCTGCGCGGCTTGAGCTTTGTCCGTTTGAAGCAACTGTTGAGAAGCAACAGCAATAAGCTTAGACAGTTCAACTTCAAGCTCTTTGGGTAGTTCTTTCTCTGGCGGTGGCATCGTTACTCCCATTTGTTTCTCTAACTTAGCTCTGTAAGAGAATCCAAGATGGTCTGCGATGTGAGCTTGTAGCGAAGCCATAATCAAGTTGGCTTGCGGGTTTTGACCAATGGTTTGAGCAACAACCGGGTTTTGCATAAACGCTTGGTGCGCTGCAATATGAGCGTCTTGGTCCTGATAGATAAACGCTTTTAAGGGCTTGCCTTTCATTGCGTTGATGTTTTCAGACATTGGGTCCATTGGTTTTTGGTCGTCTTCCAATGCAACCAGTTTGCTTGCGTTTGGAATACTTAAAACCTCAAGCATTTGCCTATGTAAATACGCTAAGTCATAAAGCTGCGGGGCTTGCTGTGCAAGCTGCATGACTGCTTGATACTGAACAACCTTTTGAGAAAGCGTTGCGGCGTTGGGGTCTGAAACGGGGATAACATCCACCATTTCATAGTCAGACTTCTTGGCCTTTTTGCTTCCCTCTGCTGGCTCGTATTCATACTCCTCTGGAGTATAGTCAGCAATGATGGTTTTAAGCAGACGAAGCTCTTGCTTCATGGAGTAATGGATACGGGCTTGGACCGCGCTCATTACTTTTAGGGTACGCTCTAGAATAGCCAGCGTTGTCCCTACAGGGGCGTTGGCAGACATGTCAGAGGCTTGTAGGTCTGCGGTATTGGCAAACCTACGTCCGTCTTCAACAATCTGATTTAAGAGCGTTAGAAGGACTTGACTTGGTTCCTTGTAAGGGAGCAGCATCAAGTTATCTTTGATGGCTCCCGAAGGGACATCTACATCTCTAAACTCTGCTGGGGCGATTGGGGTGTCGTCACCTTTGACCCGCATTCCTCTTGTTTTAAAGCCTCCGGGCAGATTAGCAAGAGTTCCGGCGTCAACCAACTGTCTAATGATAGAAGTACCAGACTTGGCGAAAGCCCCAATAAGATGAATAAGACCAAAACAATAAAATCCAAAACCGGGAATGTACCCATAATGAACAAAGTGTTGACGTTTCTTGTGTGTCTCATCACTTTCTTCCCAGTTCCTGCGAATGGCAAGACATTTGTTGCTGCCTTTCTCGATAGTAATGAGGTAGGGAAGTGCTAATCCAGTGGGTTCGCCGTCCTCATCGGTGTGTTCTAGTCCGGGAATATCCAGATTTACCTGAATCTCAAGCAGCTTGTATCGGTCGTCTGATGTGGCCCGAAATCCCATCTTTTCGGCAATCTTCTTTTCAACCTCATCTAATGTGTTGTTGGGTTCTCCCAAGTCAACATCAGCGTAGAACCCCATTACCTGTAGTCGTCGGACCTCATTTTCGGTTTTCCGCATCACATGAGTGACGCGAGGTGATGTTTCTATATTAGAGGCACCATAAGGAACAACAACATCTTCTGCTGGAACAAAGATGGCTGTTTGCCTGTTTAAACTTGGGTCGAAGTAGACCTTACGGAAAGCATTGCCCGATAGTCCTAGTCCCCACAGAAGTCGTTCTGTTTCCGGGCGGTACTCGGTCATTTCGTCTGTCAACCGATAGTTCATATCGGTCTGAACCCGCGCGGCGGCATCCTTCTTCTCTGGGGTTTCCTTGCCGATAATCTCAGTCTTTACAGGACCGGAGGCAGGGAAAATCTCCATGATTGTCTCTGCTTGGAACTTAACCAGAGACTCCGAAAGAAGCGGGTGATAGACACCACAGGCTCCCGGCCACGGGTCCATGCGCTCTTCAATCTTGAGTCCTAGAAGCTCAAGACCGTCTACATACGCTTTAATCCAGTCCTTTCTTGATGAAAGGTCATCTTCAAAGTCGGAGATGATGTCAGATACAAGCTCTTCTACAACGCCGGAGTCAAGATGCTCAACAAGGTTTTCATCAAACCCTACTGGCTCTTCAGGAGGCTCTTGGGTATCACCAAGTTCCTCATCAAGCTCAAGTTCAATGTCTTCGCCGTCATCAAGTGACTCAAGACCTTCTGCGTAGATAGACTTTTCAATAGACATTTAGTAATACGCCACTTTACGTTTAAACACTGGCTCTTCTTCTTTCATGTCTGATTCCAACCGAATGAAACCACCTTGCCTGAATCTCAGAAGAGCCTGACTTGTAGAGTCCACAAGGTCGTCGTGGTCCCCGTTTGGAAATGATGCGACCTCTTCAACCAATTCTTCTGCCCATCTTGTGGGTGGTGCCCACACTAAACCAGAGGCAAATACATCGGATATCGCGTTTACACGGGCAATCTTATCATTGCCTCTTGAGGGAGTGTATTCCGACAAGGGAATACCTATTTGCCTTAGTTCATAGATTAGAGGTGCGCCCGCCGCTTTCTTTTCAATGATTAGCGAATCAGGTTCCCATTCGTTGTACATCTCCAATGCTTTCTTTTTTAAAGCTGGAAACTCCATTCTTTCTTTGAATGCATCCAATAGGATGATGTTGGCTATCTCATCCCCATTCTCATTAGGATGATAGAACACGCCCCATGTTGTACAGGCTGAGTAGTCTGCCCTTGAAGACTTTTCAAAGGCAGTATCCCAAGACTGAATCAAATACTCACACTGAGGTGGGTCGTCCTTCTCCCAGACTCTCCACATCTCACGCTTGATGATTGCCCCCTCTTCAGAGGTTGGGTTCTGCTGATACTGGGCTTCCCACTTACTTACGGGCAATTCGTTTTTGATTGCCTCTAGTTCTTTCTGGCTCCAGAACTCAGGCCACAGCGGGTTCCCGGACGGCATCAAAGCTGGGAGTTCAATAACTTCCCATTCATCTGCATCCCGTTTGATTGCGTTGGCTACAATCTGACCAGTAAGGTCCCTTTTGGACCATCTAGTCATCACCACTACAATGGCCCCACCCGGCTGGAGAC